GACCACTTAGAAAGAATACAAAAAGAAAAGTATGAAACAAATCTTAGGAAAAGGGGATTAGATAGTGAGCCTGTTTTTAACCCTACTAATCGTGCAGGTAGTGGTGGCATTAGTAGTACATTCATAGATACTGAGGAGTCTATGCTTCAATGAGTTTTATAAGTACGATTAAGAGTGAGGACTTAGATATACTTCGTAGGATAGTTAAGAAGGTAAATTTTGTTCACTTTCCTAAAGATTTTGTAACGGATTACGAGGCTGACAAGTTTATTGATACGCTTGCTCCAGCGACTGTAGAGAGGTTGTTGAAGGTTGGTGTTGATAGTAAGGTAGCTGATAGGTAATGGTTGATTTTAAATACAAGCCTGACGGTGAGACTTTAAAAGCTTTTATGAAAGACGATACATTTTTTCGTGGCATAAGGGGTCCAGTTGGTTCTGGTAAATCTGTTGGGTGTTGTGTTGAGGTATTTCGTAGAGCCTTGGGTCAAGAGAAGGGTAAGGATGGTAAGCGTAAGAGTCGCTGGGCTATTATTCGTAATACCAATCCACAGCTGCGAACTACTACTATTAAGACTTGGTTAGATTGGTTTCCAGAGAATGAGTGGGGTAAGTTTAATTGGTCTGTTCCTTATACTCATAGAATACTAAAGGGTGACTTAGACCTTGAGGTTATTTTTTTAGCCCTTGATAGGCCAGAGGATGTAAAGAAACTGTTGTCTTTAGAGGTAACAGGTATTTGGATTAACGAGGCTAGAGAGTTAGGTAAGAGTATTATTGATGCCTGTACTATGAGAACAGGTCGTTTTCCTTCAATGCGAGATGGTGGTCCTACTTGGTCAGGCGTAATAGCAGATACTAACGCACCAGAGGAAGACCATTGGTGGCCTATTATGTCTGGTGAGGTTCCTATTCCAGACCATATTCCTCGAGAGCAAGCGAAGATGTTGGTTAAACCTACAAACTGGAGGTTCTATACTCAGCCCTCTGGTATGGTTGAGGTTAAGGATGAGGATGGGGAGATTGATAAGTATAGCCCCAATAAGAAAGCTGAGAACGTAAAGAATATGTTAGACAGCTATTACCCTAATCTTATACAAGGTAAGACAAAGAGTTGGATAGATGTCTATGTAATGAATAGACTTGGTAGTATTCAAGACGGAAAGCCTGTATATTCTATGTTTGTTACTGATACACACGTTGCTAAAGAAGAAATCCCAGTTGCTGCTTCATTGCCCTTATACGTTGGTATAGACTTTGGGCTAACACCAGCGGCAGTATTAGGTCAAAAGGTACGCGGCAGATGGCTAATACAGTCAGAAATTGTAGCCATTGATATGGGCATTGTTAGATTTGCAGAGGTACTAAGAGAGGAACTAGCTACACGATTCCCTGACTGCCCTGATGTTCTTATCTTTGGTGACCCTGCTGGAGACTTCAGAGCGCAGACAGATGAATCAACACCCTTCCACATACTAAGGGGCGCAGGGCTAAGAGCATTACCAGCACCAAGTAACTCTGTAGACCTTAGACTCGAGGCGGTGTCCTCACAGTTAAATAAAATGTCCGAAGGTAAGCCTGCTTTTCTCATTGATAGGCGGTGTTCATCCCTCATAAAAGGCTTTGAGGGAGGATACTCCTACCGCAGAATGGAAGTATCGGGCGAACGATACACAGATAAACCTGATAAGAATATGTATTCACACATACATGACGCACTACAATACCTATTACTAGGGGCTGGAGAGGGCAGAAACCTTATAAGTAACCAGAAACCAGCTCAAGCTACAGTTGTACAACGCAACTTTGATGTATTTGCACGTACTAATAAGCCACGAAGACGACAAGGATTATGGGCTAGAATGTAATTGTGAGTTGCAAAAAATTTTTTTCTGTGCTTACACAGTAAGCAAGAAACACAAAGGAGTATATTATGTGCCTGCCAAAACCTAAAAGAGACCCAGCTATTGATGAACTTGCCAAGCTTCAAAAAGCGCAAGTTGCAGAGCAAGAAGCTGCAATAGCTGCTGATATTACCGAAGAAAAGCAAGAAGACAAAGATTTAGCTATTACCGAAAGACAGGGTATGAAAATGCGTAGACGAGGCGGTGGCCGAGGTAGACGTAGAACTATGCTTGCTGGTGGTCAAGGCTATGAAGGTAGATTTGGTACAGGTAGGTTTGGTTAATGGATAATACCAGTAACTATGGTGACGACCCAGTTGCCAAAAAATATATGGAACGATATGAAAAGGCTAAAAGTTTAAGAGAAAACTTTGTGCCTTTATTCGAGGAATGTTACGAATACGCTTTACCCATGAGGGAATCGTTTTACCATGAGCATGTTGGTCAAAGACGCGATGATAAGATATTCGATGAAACTGCTGTGGTGGGTGTACAGGAGTTCGCTTCTCGTTTGCAGTCTGGTATTGTTCCCAATTTTGCTAGGTGGGCTGACCTTGTGGCTGGTTCTGAAGTACCTAAAGGAGAGCGTGACCCAATTAACAACGACCTCGATGAGGTAACAGAGTATGTATTTGAGATAATACAAAACTCTAATTTTTCCCAAGAAGTGCATGAGTCTTTTATGGATTTAGCTGTAGGTACTGGTGTATTGGTAGTAGAAGAGGGTGACTCTTTAAATCCTGTAGTGTTTAGTGCAGTACCTTTACCCCATGTAATACTAGATACTGGCCCTGATGATAAGATTGACCATGTGTTTAGGGAAAGAAAGAAGATACGCTTCGACCAAATACCTATATTATACCCTAATTCTTCTATGCCTCCTAAGATTACAAACATGATTGCTAGTGATGGCAGTAAAACAACAACACTTTTGGAGATTGTGTGCAGAGATTATGCATCTAAAAATGAAGAATCCTACTTACATTACGCTATATGTATGACAACAAAGTGTGTTGTGTTCTATAATAAGATGCAAGGTGTAGGTTCTAATCCGTTTATTTGTTTCCGTTGGTCTAAATGTGCTGGTGAAGTATATGGTCGTGGCCCACTAATGAACGCCCTTAGTGCAATTAAAACTACTAACCTTACTATCGAGCTTATCTTAGAGAACGCACAGATGTCTATTTCTGGTATCTATCAAATGGAAGATGATGGCGTAGTAAACGTAGATACTATCCAGCTAGTCCCAGGCAGTATAATACCAAAGGGTATTGGCTCTGCTGGATTGCAGCCAATACAAGCTGCTGGTAACTTTGATGTTGCACAGTTGGTACTTAGTGACATGAGATTAAATATTAAACGTGCGTTATACAACGATATGCTAGGTAATCCTGATAGAACACCAGCCTCTGCTACTGAAGTTGCAGAAAGAATGGCTGATTTATCGCGTAGAATGGGGTCTGCATTTGGTAGATTACAGGCAGAATTAGTACAACCAGTGCTACAAAGACTAATATATATCCTTAAAAAGCAGGGTAGAATAGAAATACCTGTTGTAAATGGCAGAGAAGTTAAGGTTAAATCAATATCACCATTAGCTCAAGCGCAGGCAAATCAAGATATAAGTTCTGTATCTAGGTTCTTAGAGTTAGTTGGTGGTGTATTTGGCCCCGAAATGCTTAATATGTTAATCGATGGTGAGGAGACTGCGGTACATTTAGCTAAGAAGTTTGGTGTACCTGACGCATTAATACGAGATGAAGAGCAACGTAGGCAGATAGCTGAAGCTGCTCAACAGATGGCAGCAATGCAACAACAGCAGGCTCAACCACAACAACAGGAAGAAATGGTTGCCCAGTAAAGTTAATATTGGAATAGATGGATTCCAAAGAGATGCTACAAAAGATAAAGAGGTAAGCAAAAATATAGCTTCCTTGCTAGAGACTCCTGCTGGTAAGGAAGTTTTAAAGTATTTACGCTCTATAACTATAGAGATGGTAAATGGCCCGAATGTTACAACTGAGGAATTGCGTCATTTGGAAGGTCAGAGATATATAGTTGGTCTTTTAGAGAGGCGTATACAACACGCGCATAGGAAAAATCAATGAATGAAACACTTATAGATACATCGACAGAAGAAGTTGCTGAAACAACAGAAGCAACAGAAGCAGTAGAAACTCCTGATAGACCAGAATGGTTGCCTGAGAAATACAAAACAGGTGAGGATTTAGCTAAAGCTTATAAAGAACTTGAGTCTAAACTAGGTAACAAGGACGAATCTTTACGCAAAGAAATAGAAGAAGAACTAAACGTAAAGCGTTATGAAAATCGTCCAGAGAATAAAGGTGATTATAAATTACCAGAAGGAATAGATGAAGGTGAAGCAGTAGAGAGTGAGTTACTGCAATGGTGGGCTGAACATTCTTTTGATAATGGTTATGGTCAAGAAATGTTTGAAGCTGGTATCCAAAAATATATGGATGCTATTAGTGGTGATGACATTAATATTGATGATGAGATGATTAAACTTGGTGACCAAGCATTAGATAGAACAACTGCTGCTAGTGCATTTGCTAATAAATTTTTTCCAAAAGAAGTTATGTCAGCAATAGAGCGTATGGCAGAAACTCATGAAGGTATTGTTGCAATAGAACATATAATGGAAAGCATGAAGTCTCCGTCATTAAATCAAGGAGCAGACCCTGTTGATACTATAGATGAGTCTGATTTAAGAACTATGATGCTCGATGACAGGTATCACAATCCAACTAAACGTGACCCTGCATATGTAAAATCTATCGAAGATGGATTTAAAAAGTTATATGGAACCTAATGTTATCATGAAGCAGGGGCGGTTAAAGCTAGTCCCTGCTGAAAAGAAACATATTATACCCCTAGCTGAAACACTTAGTGAAGAAAATATATTTGAACTGTCATTGTTTGACAGAACTCCTATAGATTTTTTTATGGAATTTGTAGAAAAAGACGATGTTTATGTTGTTGAAAAGGATTATGTGCCTCTTGCAATTACAGGTGTAGAGGCTGATGGCCCACAAACAGGGTTAATGTGGGCAATGTTTGCAAAAGATATGCAGAAAAATTGGTATAGTTTTTTAAAAGCTTCACCTAATCTCGTAGAATTTATGCATGGTAATTATTATAAGCTTAATATGAACATATTAGAATCTAATGAACGCATAATAAAGTGGGCATTATGGCTAGGATTTAAGGCAGATGCAGTCATAAAAGGAGAAAATGTGGATTATGTGCATTTTGTGCGTTGCAATTTGTTGAAAAAAAATGTTTACAATTTAGCATCACGGCCTGTGATACATTGAGTAGCCCTTCTGGATACCTACATTGACTATGTGAAGCAGATACCCAAGATACAAAATAGTGCAACTTTAATTGAAAAGGAAAGTCGTAATGGCAAATTCAATCGACACAGCCTTCATCAAGCAGTTCGAGTCCGATGTGCATTTAGCGTATCAGCGTATGGGTTCTAAACTGCGTAACACAGTTAGGTCTACCAATGTAACTGGTAGCGTAGCTAGGTTCCAAAAAATTGGTTCTGGTGAAGCATCAACTAAATCTCGTAACGGTATGGTTACTCCTATGGAGCTAGCGCACACAACCGTTGAAGCAACAATGGCTGACTACTATGCCGCTGAATACATTGATAAACTCGATGAGTTAAAAATAAATATCAATGAGCGTCAAGCAGTAGCGCAATCTGCAGCAGCGGCTCTTGGTCGTAAGACAGATGCAATAATTGTTGCGGCCCTAGATGCTGGTGCAAATAGTACACAAATCCATGACACAAGTTCTGCTGTAGAAAAAGCTGACTTGCTTTCATTGTTTGAAACTATGGGCGCAGCAGAAGTACCAGAAGATGGTCAAAGATATTTAGCAATGCACCCTAAAGGTTTTGCTGATTTATTCTTAATCACAGAGTTTGCATCGTCAGACTTTGTTGGTGACCAAAATCTACCATTTGCTGGTGGCATGACAATGAAGAAGTTCTTAGGCTTTAATATATTCTCAACAGCAGCAATAGCTGGTGGTAAGAATATGGCTTATCATACTTCAGCTATTGGTCTTGGTATCAACGCTGATGTTTCTACAGAGGTAAACTATATCCCTGAGAAAGCTTCTCATCTCACCACTTCAATGATGTCAATGGGGTCTGTTGCAATAGACGACAATGGTATCTACGAAGTTCTTGACAATAACGGATAATAAAGGAAGGACTTTAAAATGGCTTATGCGGCAAGCGGACTCTCTAGATTAAGTGGAGATTCAAATGGCAATTTTTGGCGTTATACGACCACGGATGCTATTGCTACTGTTAATACTGCTGGTTACTTTAATGATGCGGCTAATATGTTAGCTGTTCGTGATTTAATTTGTGTGCATGATACTAACGTGCCAACAACAAATTTTGTAACTGTGTTAAGTAATACTGGTAGTGTTGTTGACGTTTCTGACGGCACTGCTGTAGCAGAAACAGACGGCGATTAGAGGATTAGGGGGCTTAACAGCCCCCTAAATTACATATGGCAACAGCAGCAAACTCATCGATTGATGTTTCTTCAAGAGCTTTAATATTGATAGGGGCAGAACCTATTACATCTTTTGAGGATTCTACTAATGAAGCACTAGTTGCTTCTAATATGTATGAAGATATAGCAAGGGCGGCATTAACAAATTGTCGGTGGCGTTTTGCAACAGAGCAAGCACAGCTTAATTTATTGTCTGATGCTCCAACAGGTAGATATGATGCAGCATATCAATTACCATCAAATTTAATAATGTTACACGCAGTTACAGTAAATGATTTTCCTATAGATTATCAAACTTATGGGGATAAAGTATTCTGTGATGCAAGCAGTACAGAGACTTTGATTGCTGATTATACATTTAGAGCATTGGAAGTTGATTGGCCTTCGTATTTTACAATAGCTGTTGAATATACTTTAGCTAGTATGTTTGCAGTTTCTATAGCTAGAGATACATCTATGGCTAGTATGATGGAAGACAAGGCTGCAATATCTATGGCTAAAGCTAGAGCAAGTGACTCTCAGCAACAAACAACTAGGAAATTTAATACCAGTAGGTTTATTACTCAAAGGCGTAGCTAATGCGGAAAGTTCGAGTACCAGTAAATAATTTCCAATTTGGTGAAATAAGTCCGTCAGCAATATCAAGAACAGACTCTGCGGTATATGCAGCATCGGCTCAACGTGTAGAAAACTTTTTACTTAGAAGTGAGGGTGGTGTTATTAAACGTGCTGGCACAGAGCGTGTGTATGAATATGATATTACTGTAGAGCAAACATCATTTACTATAACTGTTTCTGATTATGCTAATATTGCAGTTGGTACTCAAATAAAGTTTTTAACCCATGATGGAACAGAGATTACATTAGAGTCTGAAACTTCTAGTGGTAGTAGTCCATCTGCGTCTTCTGGTAACACTCATTACTTTAGACCTAATGAAAGTAATAATACTACTGCTGATAATATTTATACAGCTATTAATGCAATATCAGGATTTACAGTAGCTAATCCTTCTGCAGCAGTTGTTACTGTTGTAAGAGATTATCCTCAATCTGGTACAAATTTAACAGTAAGTACAACAGATAGTACACGTTTAACTGTTACTAATTTTACTGGTGGTAGTGATACTCAAAGCAGATTAATTCCTTTTATATTTTCTGATGATGAACAATATATAGTATCAATAGAAAATGCTAAGTTAAGAGTATTCCGTGTAGTGCAATCAACTGGTGTTACAAGTTTAGTTTCTACATTAACTGCTGATGTAGATACTAATGCTATACCATTTGATGATGCGTATATTCATGAGTATTCGTTTGCTCAAAGCGGTGACATTATGTGGATATGTCATTCGCTGTTTCAACCAAGATTATTAGTTCGTACAGGCGCAACATCTTTTCAGTTAGAAGTAAAAGCGTTTGATAGTTTAACGTCAGGGTCAACAGTAACAGATACATTCCAACCTTATTATTATTTTCAAGACACAGGTGTTACACTATCAGTTAATGCAACTGCAGCTGGCACAGGTAAAACTTTAACAACTAGTGCTGATTACTTTGTATCAGGTCATGTTGGTACACGTTTTAAATACCATGATTCTGAAATACTTATAACTGCTGTAACAAATGCAACAACAGCTACAGGTACAATACTTAAAACATTACAACAAACACTTATAAACAATGCGTTTAGAACAGCATCAGGTAGTGACGTAGTAGAAGTAACTCATGTTGGTCATGGTTTTGTAGGTGGTGAAACAATTACTATATCTGATGCAGCTTCAGTTGGCGGTATATCTACTTCTAATTTAAATAATGCAGAATCTATAACATCTATTATAGACGAAAATACATATACGTTTACAGCTAATGGTACAGCTAATGCGAGTGAAGATGGTGGTGGTGCAGCTATTAAAATAACTACAGGAGCTGCAACATTAGAATGGCAAGAGCAAACCTTCTCGAGTGTGAGAGGTTTCCCTGTAGCGGTTACGTTCCATGAAAATAGACTAGTATTTGGCGGCACTTCCTCCCAACCTGACGCCATTTGGATGTCTAAGACAGGTGAATATTGGAACTTTGATGTTGGTGAAGCTAACGATACAGACTCAATTCAACTCATTGCCGCTACAGGTGAGGTAAATGAAATACGTCATTTGATTTCTAACAGAGACTTACAAATATTTACAGCGTCTAACGAACTGTTTGTACCTACATTTCTAGGTAATGCTATTACACCTACTAACGCTCAGTTAAGAAAACAAACTCCGTATGGTTCTGAGTGGATTCGTCCTGAGTCTTTAGATGGTGCTACTATATTTGTGCAAAAAAATGGTGCTATTGTTAGAGAGTATTTGTTTTCTGATGCAGAAGATTCTTATACATCTTCATCTATTTCTTCTATATCATCGCATCTTATTAAGACTCCTGTTGAGCAAACAGCACTTCGAGGTGCTATAAATCGTAATGAGTCTTATTTATTTATTACAAATAATGATGGCACGATTGCAGTATTTAATTCTAATAGAACAGAAAAACGTGCTGGGTGGGTAGAGTTTACAACTCGAGGAATGTTTAAGTCTGTAGTTGCAATAGATGATAAAGTATTTTGTAACATTGTTATTGATACTGGTGCTGGTACACAGAAAATGATTTTGTGTGAATTTAAAGATACAGTTAATTTAGATGTAGCTAAAACATATACTAGTACAACAGGCTCATTTTCAGTTAGTTCAGAGTTTGCAAATGGTGCAACAGTAAGTGTTATAAGTAATACTAACTATTATGGCGATGTAGTTGTTGGTAGTGGTAACGCTGATGTATCTTCTGTTGAAGCTATAACTACAGCAGAAATAGGATATAAGTTTGACGTTACATTAAAAACAAATCCTTTAGATTTTAGTGCAGACAATGGGCCAGTTACAGGATTACCTCGAGCATTAGGTAGTGTTTTCCTTGATTTAAATAGTACACTTGCAGTAAGTGTAAACAACACAGCATTAACAATACGTCAGGTTACAGATGATATGTCTAAGATAAGAACACCTGTTACTGGTAAAAAAGAATTTAGATTACTTGGTTATAGCAATGACCCACAGATAGAAATAACTCAGAGTGAACCATTGCCAATACAAGTTAATGGTCTTGTTGCGGAGGTAATTATATAATGGACCCATTTACAATGATGGCAATAGGCGGCTCTGCGCTTTCTGCTTTTGGACAAATACAATCTGGTCGAGCAGCAGCTGGACAAGCTTTGCAAAGTGCAGAGTTAGAATTAATTAATCGTGACCTTATGGCAGTACAAGCAAAACAATCTGCAAAAGCAAGACTTGACCAATATGAAATAGAAACAGCTACTAACAGAGGTCTGTTTTCTGCGCTTGGACGATTAGATGACCCAAGTATGAAAGCATTTTTTGATGCACAAGATAGAATTATAGGCGAAGATTTAAAAAGAATATCAGCACAAACTAATATTGAAATGACTAATGTTTCTATAAAGGCTGCTGGTTTAAGAGCTAAATCTAAAAATGTAATGAGGTCAGCTACTGTTGGTGCAATGGGTACATTGCTTCAAGGCATGAACTCATGGAATCAAGCAAGGCCAGCAGAACCAAAAATTACACCATCAACTCCACCGCCTATGCGTAACAATCAATATAGACAAACTTTACTAAAAAGAATTTTTGATACTAGAGGTTAATTATGCCAGTCTTAAGACAAAAAACTCAAAACATAAATAGACCAATAAATGTTGCGCGTGTAGATACAGGTGAAGCTGAGTTGTGGCAAACTATATCTGCTAATGCACAACAAATGTCTGAAACAGCATTTAAAAATTTAGCTGATAAATCTTTAGAAGAAGCTGTTGAGTTAGGTCAATCGGCTGACAATGCGCGAGTAACTACTATTAATCCAGCGACAGGTAAGCCAGAAGCATTAGATGCATATGATTTAAACCCTCGAGCACAACAAGCTTATAATAGAGTAATACAACAAAGGTTTGAAACTTCTATTAGCAATGAAATAAAGTTAAAAGCTAAAGAACTTTCTATGATTGAAAATATTTCTCCTGATTTATATTCAGAAAAAATGTCTCAATACTTAGAAGAAATGATTAATAGTGCTTCTAGTGGTCAATATAAAAATATGATAGAAGAAACAGGTACATTTTACCTAGCTTCTACTAAAATGAATTTAATAGAAACAAGACGTAGAGAACAAAAAATAAAAAATAAACAATTTTTTATAACTAATCATACAGAAGTATTAAAAAGTTTTCAAGATTTAGATGCTAATGATAGGATTTTAGCGTATGAAAAATTAATAGCAGATATAGATTTACAAATAGAAGCTGACCCTAATTCATATTCTGGTCCAGAAATTAATGCTTTAAAAAAGAATGCTGAAGAAGCTTTTTGGATTGCTTCTGTTAATGAAGATATGGAAAATACTAATTTTAAAACAGTAGCAGAATTTAATAATTATGTTTTAAAATTAGGTAGTGGTAGTAGAATTTTTGGTGTTGGTAAGCCCCCCGAATATTTGCAAATTAATTTAGCTAAACATGCTAATAGTTTATCGTTCCAATATAAAACTGAAATTCAAAATAATATGGATAGACGTTTTAATTATGTTGTAGAAAAATTAAAACAAAAAGATATTTTAATTGATAGTATTTTTCCTGAAATGGTATTTGGTAAAATACCTGAAGAAGGAATAAGGGTGAGTCGTTCTGATAGAATTGAATCTGCATTAGAATATTTTGGAACAATGATGGATGAAAGGAGAGCATTTTTAGCTGAAAAAGCAGAAAGATTCCCCGATTCAAGATTTAGTAATTTAGATAAAAAAGTAACTAATGAAGCGCAATTATTATTAAGTTACGCTATTTCTCTTAATAAAGATACAACTGAACAAATTGCAACAGCAGTGCGTGGATATAATAATAATCCTTTATCTGAAGATGGAAAACCTCTTTCTAAAGAAGTTAGAACAATTATTAATGGCATACATAAAATGGTTGGCCCAGAAAAATTTGCGTCTTTAAGTGATTATGTTAAGGGAAGTTATAGTGATGCGTTTGCAACAAAACAAAAACAAGTACAAAAAGCAGCTTTTGAAGTTGCAATAGCA